CTAACGATGGGAGAGTATCTACCGACAAGACAAGTGGTGAAAAGATAACGAGTGGATTAACTAAGCTTCTAAACACCTAAATAGACTATTGCTATTATTCGTTATATAATGCAAACAAAGACTATCAGTGATAGTTTATTCACATACTAGCAGTGCTAGGATTTAAACATTAAATCTTGGCGCGCTTTGTGCCTTGAAATTAAAACTTTTTGAGGTACAAAAAAATGGCTACACAAACACTAGCGGAAGCGGCAAAACTTATTAATGATGAACTTGTTGCAGGTATTGCGGAAGATATCATCACAACTAACCCTAGCTGGAATGTAATTCCTTGGATGGGTTTTGACGGTCAAGCGGTTATTTATAATCGTGAAAACGCTCTAGGTGATTCTCAACATCTAGCAGTAGGCGGAACTATTACGGCTAAAGCTGCAATGACTACTACTCAAGTAACCTACACTCCAACTACAACTATTGGTGATGCTGAGCTTAACGGCTTAGTCGCTGCGACTAGTTCAAGTGCAGGTGTTGATCAAATGGCTACAGAAGTTAGCTCTAAAGCCAAGTCTGTTGGCAGATTGTTGCAAACTGGACTAGCCAGTGGTGACGGTACTGGCGCTAATATGAATTCATTGCATACATTGTGTGATGCGAGCCAATATACAGCAGCTAGTGCAGGTCAAGCTTTAACTCTTGAATTGCTAGATTCATTGCTTGATTTAGTCAAGGCTAAGGATGGCCAAGTTGATTATATTATGGCTCCTGGTAAATTAATTCGAGCTTATAAGACGTTAGTTAGATCACTTGGTGGAGTTGCTGAAAATGTAGCTTACACAATGCCAAATGGTCAAACTCGCAACGTATCAGCTTATGAAGATATTCCAATGTTTCAAAACGATTATCTTTCAGTGACAGAAACGGCTAATGGTGCTGCTTTAACTGGTGGCGCTTTAAGCTCGATGTATGCTGGATGCTGGGATGATGGTACTAAAAAGATTGGTGCATCAATGATTTATCCAAATGGCACACCTGTAGGCATTCAAGTTGAAGCTGTTGGAGCTAAAGAGGCTGCTGACGAATCTATTGTTCGCGTTAAGAGCTACAGTAACTTTGCTAACTTTAACAGACGTGGATTAGCTCGATTAACATCTCTAAATAACTAGAATGATCCCTTTATACCGGTTTAATCGCCGGTATCTTTTTTTTCGTTTAGAGGAATAAGCCATGCCAAATAACAAACAAAACAATCAAATTAAACTCGTAGATATCTCATTCGATCCAAAGAAAGTGGATTGTTATGATGATAAGGCCACCATTTACGGCATTTTAGTTGAAAAACAAGGCAAGAAACTTGTTGGTAAATGCGATCCAAAAAGTAAGAAAGATTTATTGGACGCTGGAAAGTGTGACTAATGCCACTAGTGATTGAAGATGGTTCAATAGTATCTGGAGCTAACAGCTTTACGACTGATGCTGAGTTTATAGCTTATTGTGATGCTCGAAATATAACCTTTCCATGCTCAGAAGCTGAAAGGGACTCACTGCAAATCAAAGCAATGGATTATCTTTTTAGTAAAGAAGATTGCATGAAAGGATCTAGAACAAGCTCAACGCAAAATTTACCATACCCTAGAAACGGCGTTTATATACGTTGTGTATTAAATGGTAGTGCAGTAATACCACAGGAGCTTAAAACGTCTCAAATGGCATTAGCCGCCGCCGCTATCACTCAAGTTCTACTTGTTAATGGTGGTAGTCAAAATGTAGCTAAGGAGCAATTAGGCTCTATGTTAGTTGAGTATTTCAACGGCGGAAGTTGGGAAAGGGTAAGGTTAGATAGTGTTAATGCTTTTCTAAGCCCTTTATTAAAAGATAATTCTGGTCAATTGGTGAGAGTATGAAAACATTCAGTGAAAAATTAAAGACCAAAGAGCCTAAAAAGCCTGTAGGCGCTCCAATGAACCCTAACTTGGTTAGAATGCGAAAAGGTCAACTAAAGGCTGGAGTTCATCCTAGTGACGTTGCATCTTATGAAAGTAAAGGTTGGTCTGTTAAAAAATGAGTTTGGCTGCTGGTACGTTTCAAAAATTAGCGACTAAGCTAGTAACCGATACGTTTGGAGGGTTTCAAAAAACTCTAACAATGCGAACGCCAGTGCTACCGGTTGCGGTTGGTAGCGATCCAACTTATACAGATGAAGTAGGAACGGCAATACCATTGGCATTAGATTATAAGATGTTTGAATCTCAAATGATTGAGATAGGCGATTTTCTTCTAGTGACAAATGCGGCTCAATGGACTACAGATCCAGATACAGCAGGAATAGAATTGGTATTTAATGGTGAAACATTATCCATTATACAAGTTGAAAAGGATGCAGATAACGCAGCTTATTTTATTAAAGTGCGTAAGAAGTGACGCAATATTCTAAAAAGGCTTTGACGGCTGAGATCAGCAAAGATGTTAGAGTTTTAGCATTTAAGATTTTTAGAAACGTCACTATAGCTACTCCAGTAGATACTGGCCGAGCTAGAGGTAACTGGCAAATAGGAATAAATAGAGCTAAAACCTCTATTTTAACGGTTAATGATAAGTCTGGAAGCGTAAGCATTGGTAAAGGGTTGAGTGAGTTGAAAGGTTTAGATAATTTTCAAAGTGTTTGGATAACTAATAATTTACCTTACATTAGCTCATTAAATGACGGCTCAAGCAATCAAGCGCCTAAGAAGTTTGTGGAAACTAGTATCGTGAGGGCTATCAATGACTAGCCCAAGCACATCAAATGCTAAAAAACAGTTTTATGATCGAATGTTAGCCAATTTACCTACTGGTTACACGGCTGCAAATGTTAAAATACCAAACATACCATTTAATAAAACAGATGGTGTAAAATGGTTAAGGTTGAGTGTAGTTGATCAAGATGTAAATAACGTCCAAGCCGGTGGTTTATGGCTTAGATATAACGCTTTATTGGTGATTGATGTGTTTTATCCAAAAGGTAAGGATACAATAACGCAACTAACCGAAGCCGAATTAATCGCTACCAGCTTCGAAAATCAAAGTTTTGGTGGAGCGGATAACAACGATGTAAAGTGCTTTGAAGCTCTAATTGAAGAGGTTGGAGTGGATGAGTCATGGTATCATGTACAAATTAATATTAACGCTACTTATGAAGGTAGCAGAATTTAGAGGGTAAAAAAATGGCTGAATTTCTATCAGGTAATGATTTCTCGGTTCATGCCGTTAAACAAACCGTAAAAGGCACTGTTCCGGCGACTCCTGCATTTGATGAGGTTAGACGCGTTTCTGGTCGAGCTTTAAAGAATGTTGCATACACGCAATCAGAGGAAGTTAAAACAAATAACCAAGGCGTTGAGAATGTGGCAGATAAAACCACTTATACCGCCGAAATTGCTGCTGAAACAACTAAACAAAGTATTGATTTTTTGATTTCTGCGATGAAGTCTCCAGAATCTGCTAACACAGTGACAGCTTCAGATATTCAATTCACTGCGACTAATATAACTGCTGCAGCTGGAACTCCGTTTAGCTTTGTTAGTGCCGGAGACTTTATTTTTCCTTCTGGTACAACGGACAATAACAAGGCTTATAAAGTCGTCACTAAAAACAGTGATTTAGATTTGGTTTTATCGCCTGCGCCAACGGTTGAGGCTGCTGGAGGTTCTTTTACTGTTGTAAGTAACAGAACGATTACTGCAAAAGCTACAATTTATTATGCTTTACAAAATAGAATATTAGATACTAGCCTAGGCGGAGATAATACAAGCTATCAAACTTATTATGATAACCATATACAAACTATGGCTGTAGAGGTTGGAGAGACTGGAATAGTAGGAAATACTGTTAGTTTTGCTGGTGAAAATTTGCTCGCTGGTGAGGCTATTATTGCAGGTCAGACGGACAATGCAAAAGATTCATCTAATGTTATTAGCGCATCGAATGATATAACTACTTTTTGGGTCAATGACACTATTGAAAATTGTGTTATAAAATCATTTAGCCTTGAGTTGTCAAATAATTCTCAGGAAGATGATGCCGCTGGTTGTCCAACGGGTTACGCTCCTGGTCAAATGGCTATTAGTGCATCTATCAATGCACGTAACACTATTGATAATTCTCGCAGATGGGAAAGACTCTATCAAGCCGATACAACTCAAAAGTTTGCGGTTCAAATAGATCACGGAAGTAATGAATATACTATTTTGGAAATAACAAAAGGTAGGATTTTAGAGCATACTATTCCAGATGGCTCTAATGTAGTAGCTAGTTCCACCATGTCGGTAGGTGCTGAGGAAGACGCTAATAACGAAACTTTTGTATTGACTAGAAATTGGGTCTAGTATGCTCAGTTTGTTTCGTGAGGATTTAACCAAGCAGGTTGAAGGATCGCCCTGCTATGTTGATAATTCAAAAGAACCTATGACTTTTTATGTGGCTAGGATTGGCACTAAAGCTCATAGGCATCAAATAAAAGATATTAGCGAAAAGCTTTACGGACTATTCCCTAAGCCTTGCGATATTGACGAGGATGAAATTATAGCTAACTGGCTTGCTTATCATGGCGTGTTGGGTTGGGATAATGTTATAGACGAAGAGACAGACAAGCCAGAACCTTTCAGTCCATCTTTCGCTAGGAAGTTATTTTTAAATCCTCAGTATTGGCAATCTCTCAATAAAGCCTTAATTATTCATGCGTCAAACTTTGAAAACTATCTTTGTGAAGAAGAGCAGAAAGATATCGAAAGCCTAAAAAAAAAATAGATTGGGCGTATAATTGGGTCGATAATGATGGTTTTCTTGATGAAATATCAATAAGAAGGCAGTGTAAAGCGCTTGGTATTGACTATAACAAAGAAGCCCCCAGTCTAAATTTTAGAGCCACAAGGCTTTACTATGTTTTTAGTCTATTAAACCGCAGAAGAATCGAGCACAGGCCATTACAAAAAAATGATATACTAGATGAATTAGGTATTTGCGAATATCAAGATAAAGAGTTAAACATAATAGAATGTTTGGATTCTTACTGGTTAAGCAAAGAAGCGACTCGAATCAAAAACCGGACTGATTAAAATGGCTTTAGAAAAGACAATTAAAATTAAAGTCGATCAAGCTGGAGCTAGCTCTGATGTGAATAAGCTAGATTCAAGTATGAATCGCTTGGATGGCACAACTAAAGACACTAATAAATCTTTCGGCGCATTAAGAGCAACCGTTATAGCTGTAGCAGCAGCGCTTCAAGCTAGGCAAATCGCACAATATGCCGATGCTTTTACGTCAATTCAAAATCAGATCAGGCAAACCACTAAAACAACTTCTGAATTAACTAATAGAACATCCGAATTGTTGGGCGTTGCAAATCGTTCACGTGTTGAATTTAGCGCAACTGCCGAATTGTACACACAATTAGCTTTATCAACAGAAAACCTTAACTTATCCACACAAGAGCAGTTGAGATTAACTGAAACTATAGCTAAATCATTCGCTGTATCAGGTAAAAGCGCCGCTGAATCTGCTGGAGCTATTAGACAGTTAGGTCAAGCGTTTGCTAGTGGTGCGTTGCGCGGCGATGAATTTAATTCCATTGCAGAAGGCGCTCCTGAAATAATGAGAGCATTGCAGCGCTCTTTAAATCTTACCCAAGGCGAGCTAAGAGAGTTTGCTGCTACTGGTGGTATAACTGCTGAAATACTTGTTAAAGCTCTTGGTGGCGCTGCTGATGTAATAGACGGTAAAATGTCTAAATCTGTTAGAACATTAGCTCAATCATTCCAAGAGGCAGAAAATAACGCAATAAAGTTTGTTGGTTCTAACTCATTAATTCAAGATTCAATGGAAACTGTAGGAAGCTCTATTGTTTCATTGTCTGAAAATCTAGATCAAGTGGCTAACGTATTATTAACCGTGGCAACCGTTGGATTTGCTAAGCTTTCATCGGCAGCCATATTAAGCACGGTTGAAACTATAAAAAAGACCGTTGCGGATAGAGCTAGTGCAGTAGCAGCTTTAGAATCAGCAAGAGCGCAACAAGTCGCAGCCTTAGCAATGTTTAACTCCGCTACTGGGGCAACAAAAGGGTCTATTGCGGTCAATCAACTATCAGCTGCTAATATTAACTTAGCCAGAACATCAAAAATAGCAGCGTCTAGCATTGGTATAATGGGTCGTTCGATGGCTTTATTAGGTGGCCCAGTTGGAATAGCTATACTTGCTGCAAGTGCGATAACATTTTTTATTACATCGGCAGAAGATGCAGAAGAGAAAACGGCACGCTTGGCTGGTGAGGTTGACACTTTAGCACAAAGCTTTCAAGGTTTAACTGCATCACAAATTCAGGTTGAATTAAGGAATGCTACTAATGATGCGAACGCTTTAGAAAAGGCGGTTCTTGAGGCTGATATCAAGCTAAAAAGATTAGGTGAGGACTTTAAGCAATTTGGCACTGGTGGAAACGCTGTGTTAAAAGCTGCTAGCGATGTTGAAGAGTTGACCAGTCAGCTAGAAAAGGCCGTACAAAAAAGAGATGAATTGTTTCAGGCTGGATTAAGTGCAGAAAGAACGCCTGAATCAGGTGAAGAGGCGAAATTAACCCCGACAAAAGGTAAGGATAAATCAAAAGTTACTGATATATTCGTGAATACTGAAAAGAGTAAAACAGATACTTTAAGGGCTGAACTAGAAGAGCGCCGGACTATACAAATAGCTTTCAACAATCTAATGCTACAAGACTTTAGTTCATTAGCCGAACAAGAAAGGGCTATTGCAGAATTCAATAGACAGCAAGAGTTGGCTGGATTAGCCCGTGATATGGAAGCTAGCCAAATTGATTTCAAGGCTAGAAGAGAACAGATCCTAACTAACACTCGTTTAACGGCTGAGCAAAAAGCAGAGCTAGAAATAGAATTACAACTACAAGAGCTAGATCAAAAAAGACTATTTGAACTGGATAAAAACCAAATAGAGAGAGATGCCGCAGAAGAAAGAAAGTTAATAACTCAAGACGAAATAGACTTTAAAACTCAAGCAAACATTCAAGCCTCTGAAATTATAACTAGTGTTAATCAAAATATGACTCAGGACGTGTTAGGGTTTCTATCTCAATTTGGTCAAAAGTCTAAGGTTTTAGCAAAGGCGTTGCTTCTATTAAGGTCTGGTGAAGGTGTAAGCTCTGCCATTATCAACTCTCAAGTGGCCGCAACTAGAGCGCTTGCTGAGCTTGGGCCTATAGCTGGACCACCTGCCGCGTCTACTATGATAACTTATGGAAAAGTTTCTGCTGGAATCATTGCAGCTAATGCGGCTTTAAAGATTGGTGGTGGTTCTTCCTCTTCCAGTGGGGCTTCTATAGGTGGTGCGGGAGGTTTCTCTGGATCTGTTTCGCAAAGACAAGATCCAATAAATCAAAATACAGTGGTTGATTTTAGAGGTTTGGACGGAATAGCGGACGCATTAAACAATTTAGATCCGGATGAAGTCCTACCGGTAGAATACACACAAAGAATCGTTGCAAGCTTGGGCGAATTTAACAGATTGTCGGGCGGTTAAAATGAGCAAT